GCGCGGCGGTGCAGCCAGCCGGCGCGGCGCTCGCGCTGCAAGCTGGCGCGGCGCAGCTTTTGCCAGGCGCGGCGGTGCAGCCAGCAGGGGCGGCGCTTGGCTTGCTGGCCGATCAAGCGGTGGTGAGCATCGGCAACGCGACCACCGTTGCGCCAGCTGGCGCTGCGCTGGGGCTTGTTGCCGACAGCGCGGCGGTAAGTGCGGCGGCGAATATAGCCCCGGCAAGCGCCGCGCTGGCGATGATTGCGGAGGCGGCCTCGATATCCACCGGCCAGGCGGGAGACGACAATATGATGCCAGTATCGCTTGCTGAGGCTAAGGCGTGGCTGCGGGAAGACATGAGCGAGAATGACGCGCTCATTAACGGGCTGATTGCGGCGGCGGCCGATCTTGTGGAGCGGCAGACCGGGGAAGTGGTGAGCGGGCGGCGGGTGGTGACGGCAAGCTACCGCGTGTTTGGTTTGCAAATTATCTTGCCGCGATGGCCGCTGGTGGCGGTGCAATCTGTGCAATATGATGCGATCGACGGGACCGAAGCGACGATATCGAGCGGGGCGTGGCGGGTGCGGGAGGCGGCGGGCCGGCCTTCGATCATCCCGGCCGCGGGCGAGGAATGGCCAGCGCTTGAGCCCACGCGCGGAACGGTGCGCGTGGCGGTGATGGTGGGATATGAAACGCGGGCCGATGTGCCGGAAGCGCTGCGGCAAGCGGTACTGAGGCTGGTGGCGAACTGGTATAACAACCGCGAGGCGGTGGTGGTGGGCACAATCAGTAGCGAGCTGCCACTTGGCGTCAGCGCGCTGCTGCGGCCTTTCAAGCGCACGTTGCTCGGCTGATGACCGCGGACGCGCCCAGCCGACAGATCAAGGATTGGCTTTCGGCTGGGTCTCTGCTGCTTTCGTTGTGCGGAATTTTGTGGCTGGCCTCTGCTGAGGTGAGCCTTAACCGAACGCAAAGCGAGCGGATTGGCGAGCACCGGGTGCGGATCGGGTCGCTGGAAGAAAAGCGCCAATCGGACCGTGAGGAGCTGGTGGCGCTGCGCGGCGCGATTGATGATTTGACAAGACGACTTGAGGAGGCTGGCCGATGATAGACATTCACGCGCTTGGCCCGGCGGCAATGCTGGCAGCGGGCTTGATGCTTGCCATGGCAGACCTTTATTTGCGGCGCTGGGCCGACAACAGCGAAAGCGGAAAGGCAAGCATTGACCGGCGCCGGTGACCTGCGCGAGCGGGTGACGATTTTGCGGCAAGTGGTGGTGCCGGACGGGCGGGGCGGCGAGACGCGCAGCTGGGAGAACTGGCTGAACCTTGCGGCGCGGGTGGTGCCCACCAGCATGGGCGGTCACACCGTGATTGGCGAGGCGCTGCAGGGCACGCAGGGCTTCACGATCACGGTGCGGCATGTTTTGGACGTGGACATCACGCACCGCGTTGCTTGGCGTGGGCGGACTATGCGCGTGATGGCGGCGGTGGATTTAACCGGCAAGCGGGCATTCACCACCATCACCACCGACGACGGCGTTGTGACGGGCTGATGGCACGGCGTAAGACCGGGCTGGTGGGGGCCAGCCGGGTGAGGAAGATTTTGAAGGCGTTGCCTGATGGCGCGGCGGCTGAGATCATCAAGCTATACCGCATCGAGGGGCCAGCCATCGCGAGCTATATGCGCTCGCGCACGCCAACAAAAACCGGCTTTGGCCGCTCGCAGATCAAGCACCGGATAGGGGAGAAGAGCCTTGTGCTGCGCGTTGGCTTGGTCGGCAACAGCATCAACGGGCTGGGGGCGCGGTTTAGCGGCAACAAGCGTTCGGCATTTTATCTGCGCATCCTTGAGCGAGGGCGCGGCAACAGGGGGCGCACCACGCGCTCATTCAGCCGCCGCACCCCATCGGGCGGGCGCTCGAAGGTTTTTACAGCGCGCATCAAGCCGATCGCGCGGGGGCGCTATGATTTTGTGGAGGGCGTGGTTGCCCGCGCGGTGTTTGCTCGGCTGCGGCCAAAGCTGGGCGAGATATGGAAGCGCGCCATCGCCAATCTGAAAGGGATAAGCGGATGAGCCGATTTGCGGGCCATGTGCAGGCGGCGGTTTTGGCGCGGCTGGCCAGCGCGGGGCTGGGCTGGCCGGTGTTTACCGTCGCGCCCGATGAGGCCGATCTGCCCTATCATGTGCTTGAGGATGGCGCAGCTTCTGACCTTGGCGGCAAGAACACGATCATTGAGCAGCACCAGCTCATAATCCGCTCGTTTGACGATGGCACGTCCAAAGTGCCGCTGCTGGCCGAAGTGGCCAAGATCACCGTGGCGCTTGACCGCCAGCCGATGATGGCAGCGGGCGCGCGGCTGACGCACGGCGAGGTGCGCGGCGGTGCGGACGCGCGCGACATCGAGACAGGCCTTTTGCTGGCCGAGACAACAGTGGTGGTGCGGGCGCGGCCGCCGCTGGATTGAGCGCGCGCCAAAACGAGTTTTAACAACCCCGCCCCGCTTTTGCGGGGTTTTTTGATGGAGACGGCAATGAGTGAAGGCAACGACCGGCAGTTGTGGGTGGCAGCACCGGGGGAAACCCCGACCTATGCCCGCGTGATCCCGCAGCGCGACATGACAATCAGCGACACGCGCGCAACGCAAGACTCTGGGCATAAGAACAGCGGAGGCTTTGACACGGGGCGGGCGAGCAATCGAAGCTTTTCGATCAGCCTCGACTTTGTGTCTGAATGGCCCGACGCGGCGGCGGCCGTGCTTTACAATGCACATAAAGCTGGAACGCCTGTCCTTGCGCAGATTCGCACCAATGGCGCATCTGGTGCTGATGCAGATGCTGTTTGGGAATGTTTGATGCTGCTGACCAGTTTCAATCGGTCAGAACCCAGCGGCGGCGTCTCAACGGGTTCGCTTTCGCTCTTTCCGCGTGAGGCACCGACCGTTGATGAGTTGGTGCCAGCATGACCGTGGCGAACAGCAAGCGCGGCGAGGTCGCTATCAAGCTGGGCGGCGAAGACAAGGTGTTGCGCCCCAGCTTTGAGGCGATGTGCGCGATTGAGGAGCAGCTTGGCTCGATCCTCACGCTGGCGATGCGGGCGGCCCAGCGCGGCAACCCGCTCGACAGCCGCGAACTGTCCATCATCATCACCGAAGGGATGCGCGCTTTTGGCAAGGCCGAAGGCACGCCGGACAAGGACACGAGCGCCCGCAAGGTGCGCGAGCTGATGTATGCGGACGGTGTGGCCAGCTTTGCGGCCCCGGTGATTGTGTTTTTGGGCAACATGATCAAGGGCGGCGCGGCGGATGATGCGCCGGGAAAAGACTAAAGCCCGGCAAAGACGCGGATTTTGAGTATCCGTTTCGCACCATGCTGGGCCACGCTCTGGCGCATCTGGGATGGGCGCCAGAGACCTTTTGGCGCGCCACGCCGCACGAATATCTCGCCGCCAATGAGGCGCAAGTCGATGCCAACGAAGCCCGCGAGCGGGCGATGAGGGAGAGGCGATGACGCAAAGTCAACAACTCAACGTCGTTGTCGATGCCAGCGTGGAGCTGGCCCGCGCCGAGCTGTCGAAGCTGACAGGGCAGCTGGACAAAGCCGCCCGCCGATCTGAGCGAACGCAACGGCAAGTTGAGAAGTCCTTCAAGGGCATGGACAAGGCCGCCGCTCTGGCAAAAACCGCGATTGCCGGTTTTGTGGCGGCCTTTTCGGTTAATGCGATCATCAGCTTTGGCCGCTCTATTCTTCAGTTTTCAGACGATCTGGCCACCGCGGCCGATCAGGCCGGCCTTGGCATCGAGCGCTACCAAACCCTGACAGAAGCGCTGCGCGTCTTGGAGATCAGCGGGGAATCAACGGCCAAGATTTTTGTGCGGCTGCAAGACGCCATCGGGCGGACGTTGACCGGGAGCGCCTCGAAAGAACTAACCGACGCGCTTGACCGGCTGGGGCTTTCACAGCGCATCCTTTCGGGCGAAGTGGCCACGACCGAGCAGGCGTTTGATATCCTCTCTGCCGCCGCCGAGCGCTATTCGACGAAAGCGGAGTTTGCGGCGGACATTGCCGCAGTGGTTGGGCGCAGAAACGGCACCGAATTGGCAGCGGCGTTGAAGGTTGGCGCGGCCGGCCTCAAGGCTCTTGAAGACCAGGTGCGGGCCACTGGCAATGTTATTGATGCTGACCTTGCTGCGCGCTTTGCCGATGCCAACGAGGTGATTGATCAATTCTTCTCCAGCGGGAAGCGCGGCGCCGTGATTTGGGCGGGCGAGATTATTAAGCAGGCCGATGATGTGGCCCTTGTTTATAAAGCGCTGACCGATGTTTTCACGTCTCTCGAAGGCTCCATTGAGGGGAGCTTTGGCGGCATGACTGACTTTATCGAGCGAGACTTCGACAACGTAACGCGCATAGTGCGGTCGCAGCTGCAAGAAATTGATGCCATCAGCGGCGCTGTTGCAAACAACCCCATTGGGCGGCGGCTGGGGCTTGAGGGCAGCACGCTAACACAAGATTTTGATGGAGCGCTGCGCGCGCGCCAGGCGGAGGCGGCAATCGCGGGCACGGGCATCGACCTGCTCGCCCCGCTGAGTGAAAGCGGCGTTGATCGGGGCGGGCCGGGCGCAGCGCCATCATCCACGCGCCCACCGCCCAGAAGCGGCGGCGGCGGGGCTGTCAGCGGGCGAGCCGGGGCTGCGGCGCCGACGATCAACGATCCGCGCACCGGGGGCTTTGGCAGCATCGATGATGCGCAGGCGGTGCCGCTGCAGGGATCGCTTTTGGCAGCGATAGAGCTTGAGGAAATCACGGCGCGGCTTGAAAAGGACTTCATCGACCTCTCGCAGGTTGACATCATCAACCCGGAAGCCGTGCGCCGCGCGGAGGAATTTGGCCAAAACCTTTCCCGAAATCTCGCCTTCGCGGTGGTGCAGGGGCAAAACATTGGTGATGCGCTGGTGAACAGTTTTAAGGCGGCGGCGGCGGAAGCGCTGGCCTCGGGGCTGTTATCGATCCTCACTGGCGGCGGCGGCGGCGGCGGCGGCGCAGGCGCTGGTTTTCTCGGTAGCGTGTTTGGCGGTTTCTTTGCCGATGGCGGGCGGCCACCGATGGGCAGGGTTTCGGTGGTGGGTGAGCGCGGGCCTGAACTTTTTGTTCCGGACTCCGCTGGCACGATCATCCCGAACGGGGGCTTTGGCGGCGCCACCACCATCATCAATGATTTGCGAGGAGCGATTGTGCAGGAAGACCTTTACCGGCGCATTGAGGATGGCAACCGGCGCGCGGCGATGGCGGGCGCGCAGGGCGGCGCGCAAATGGCGGCGGCGCAGAGCGCCCGCACTCGGCGACGGAGCCTCTGATGGCGGCGGTCCCGATCCCCGAGTTTACCGGTTATGCGCGGGCGAAGCCTCGATTCATGAACTTCGGTTTGACGCAGACTCCGCAGGGCGGGCTGGGGGCTGTGGGCACCCGGCTTGACCGGCTGGGCTCGCGCTGGGCGCTTGATGTATCTTTGCCGATCATGCCTGAAGGCACCGAGCTGCGCGCACTTCTGGTGGCGCTGGTCGAGGCGAGCAGCTTGGGCGCCAGCTATAGCTGGCCGCTGTCTGGGCTTATTGTCGGCACGCCCGGCACGCCGCTGGTGAACGGCGCTAATCAGTCAGGTGAATCGTTGATCCTTGATGGCATGACGCCTGCCTATGTTGTGCAGAAAGGGCAGTTCTTTTCGATCTTCACGGGAGGGCGGCGATATCTCCACATGGTGCGAGCAGCAGCGACTGTGAGCGGTGCTGGGGCCGTCACACTCTCGATTGCGCCGATGATGCGCGTGCGACCAGCCAACAATGCGGCCGTTAATTTTGTTTCGCCGGTGATTGAGGGCCTTTTGGTTAGCGATGTGGCGTGGGATTTGGACCGAACGCCGAATGTGCCGCTTAGCTTCAGCATCGAGGAAGCGCAATGAGCGCGCTTTCACCCGGCCTTGACGCAGCGCTGGCGGCGGACCGGGCGCTGGTATTTGGCGCTGTTGAAATCTTGTTGCCCGGCTATGCGCTGCGGCTGCTTGATGGCGCTGGCGAGCTTGTGATTGGCGGCAACCTCTATCGCGGGCGAGATGCAACTTATGGCGTGCTGTCGGCTGTTTCGGCCTTGTCTGATGGCAGCGGCGATCAGGTGCCGAGCCTGAATATCACTTTGACCCCGCCCGATAATACGGCGGCCGGAACGCTGGTGGGCGCGGCGGTGCAGGGCAGCCTTGTCACGGTGTGGCTTGGCGCCATCAACCGCGCCACCGGGCTTGTGATTGCCGACCCGTATTTGGTTTATATTGGCGAGATTGATGTGCCTGTGATCCGCGCCGGCGACGATGGCCGCACGGTTGAATATGAGGTTGTTTCGGTGATGGAGCGGCTGTTTAGCGAAGATGAAGGGCAGCGGCTTTCCAGCGGTTTTCATCAAAGCGTTTGGCCGGGAGAGACCGGCTTTGCCGATGTGACCGGCGTTGAAAATACGGTTTATTGGGGCGTTGAGCCGCCGCCTCGGCCTGTTGTTTCGGGCAGCTTTGGCGGCGGCGGCGGAAGCGCATCGGATCAATTCGGATGAGCCGGGCCTTCATCAACGCTGTGGTGCGCCGCGTGGCGCTTACACAAAAGACGGCAGATCGCTTTTTAGGCAAGCCCTTCGCTTGGGGCCGCGCCGACTGCGCGCGAATGCTTGCGGTTCATTTGCGGGCCTTTGGTCACAATGTGGGGCTGGCGAAGGCGGGCAGCTATTCGAGCGCGCTCGGCGCCAAGCGTGCGCTGGTGCGCTTTGATGTGACGTCGCTGGCGGAAGCGATGGACCGCGCTGGCTTTGATCGCATCCCGCCCGCTGCGGCTGTTGTGGGCGATGTTGTGGAATTGCCAGGCGATGGCGGCTTTGCGGCGATGACAGTGGCGCTGGGCAATGGCCGGGTGCTGGGCTGGCATGAAGACCAACCGGGATGCGCGGTGCTGCAACCATCCGCCTATTCGGCGGCTTGGCGCGTGGTGAAGGCATGAGCAAGGTTTTGCGTGTGGCGGCGGTTGTGGTGGGCGCGACGGCGCTGCTTGTCGCCACTGGCGGTCTCGCCGCTGTTGGCATTGGCACCGGGGCAACCGCAGGCACGGCCGCGACGGCCACTGCGGCGGCAACGGCGGGCACGGCGGCAAGCCTTGGCGGGTTGACAGCATCGACGCTCACGCTGATTTCAGGCGGGCTGTCTGTGGCGGCGAACCTGACCGCGAAGCGACCCAGCACCGGCGGGAGCGCCACGCAATTCAAGGCCGATCCGGGCGCGGCGATTCCATATATGATGGGCCGCACCTTCAACGCCGGCAATATCATTTACCGACGCACTCACAACACTGTTGGCTATCGCCTGCCCGATTTGCAGTCGTTTGTCGTGGTGCTTTCTGGCGGCGGGCCGGTGGAGCAAATTGAGCGGTTCACGAGCGACGGCGCGACAGTCACCTTCAACGCGAGCGGCAACGCCGTTGGCGGCTTTGCGAGCTGGATGTTTCAACGCACGCAGCTGGGGGCCGCGCCGCAAACAACCGCGCTCACCGTCGGCACGGGCGGCATAACCACCAGCGCCCCGCCGGGCTGGAACGCTGCAAGCAAATTGTCGGGCTTTGCCGCCGCGCTTTGGACCGTGCGCTATGATCTGAAAAGCAAGATTTTCAGCCAGGGCTTGCCGCAGCCCGGCTGGGTGGTGCGCGGTGTGCGCTGCTATGATCCGCGCCTCGATAGCACTTATCCGGGGGGAAGCGGCGCGTGCCGGGCGCTCAATGAGGCAACCTATGTTTACACCGAAAATCCTTATCTCCACGGGCTGACATTTGCGCTGGGCCGCTATCAAAACGGCAAGCGTGTGCTGGGGGTTGGCGCACCGTTGGTGGGCATTGATGTGGCGGCGTTTGTCGAGGGCGCCAATGTTGCTGACGAAAACGAATGGAAAGTCGGCGGGCTCATTTATTCAACCGATAACAAGTGGCAGGCGCTCAAAACCATTTTGCAGGCTGGCGGCGGCGAGCCGATTCACCTTGGCGCGAAGCTTTCGTGCATCGTCAACGCACCAAAGGTGACGCTGGCGACCTTGAGCGAAGCCGATCTCGCAGGCGGCGAGCGCAGCGTGATTGGCACGCAGCCCCGCCGCGATCGCATTAACCGTATTATTCCGCGCTATCGTTCTGAAGCGCATGGCTGGCAGATCATCCCGGCAGCGCCGGTGGTGGTGGCGGCGCATGTCACGGCAGACGGCGGCGAGCGCACCAAAGAAGTAACCTATCCGCTGGTGCAACAGCTCAAGCAGCTTGCCGAGCTGGCGCGTTATGACATTGAAAACGCCCGCGAGTATGGCCCCATTGTTTTACCGCTCAAGCTGCGCGGCCTTGGCTACAAGCCCGGCGATCAGCTGGTGATCAACCTGCCCGAAATCGGCTTGAACAATCAGGCTGTGCTGGTGACGAACCGCGAGCTTGATGTTGAGACCGGCACGGTGACGCTGATTGCGCGCAGCGAGAACACCGGCAAGCACGCTTTTGCGCTGGGACAAACGACCACAGCGCCGCCCACGCCTTCGCTCACAGCGCCGCCAGCGCCGCCAGCGCCGCCCTCGGGCGCGTGGGCGATTGCAGCGTCTGGGCTGTCGAGCGGCGCGAACGTGACCCCCATTTTTCGTGTTGACGGCGCGACAGGCGTTGATCCGGTTGATGCGGTGGTTTTCGAATATCGGGTGACCGACGTTGGCAACGGGCCTGATGATGGCTGGATTTTGGCCGGGCTCGATCCGCCTTCGGTCGTGAGCAAGATTATCAGCCCAGTGTTGTCTGCCACGTCCTATCAGATTGCTGTTTCTTATCGGCTTGGCACGGTAATCGGCAGCCGCCTGATTTTGGGGCCGCAAACCTCTGCCACTGCCGGCACCGATTGGAACGGAGTGACCGGCGGAGGGCGCCCGGAAAACGGCGCTGTGACCGGCGACAATTTGCAAATCAATTCGCGGATGGAGGCCGGACTGGACGGCTATAACGCTGCTGGCTTCGCGATGGCGCGGGTGGAGGGCATCAACAACCCGCCGCAAAAATGGGTGCTGCAAAGCACGGCGGCGAGCAACGCCAACGAGTTTCAGTTCCCGCGCTTTCCTGTTGTGGGCGGGCGCAAGATTTATATTTCGCTGCAGGTGATGCGCACCGCCGCGCTCACCGATTTGCGGATTTCGGCTAATGAGTTTCGCGCGGACACTGGCGCGGGCATCGGCCCGGTGGGCGGCACGCAGGTGATCATTCCCACTGCAACCGGCGTTTGGCAGCGCTTTGAATATGAGGGCACGCTATCGGGCGGGGCAGGCTTTATGCAGCCGTCTATCCGCTTGCTGGCGGGCAACGGCGGCACGGTGCAGGTGGCGGCGCTCACCGTCTCTTACGCGCAGCCGGGTGCGGACACGACGGCGACGAATCAGACGCTGCTGCATATCCCGAACGATCAGATTATTCAGGCGAACAGCGCTGGCTCTGTTTTGGCGGGGCAGTTGCCGCGGCCGCTCAAGGCATCGTTCTTTCTTGGCGGGGCTGATGTTTCGAGTGGCACGACGTGGAGCCTTGATGTGGCGGCGGCTGTGGCGACCATCTCAACGACCGGGCAGATTTCGCTTTTGGCGCAGCCAGCGAGCGGGCGCATCAAGGTGACGGGTGTTCGCAGCGGTGTGACGCTCACGGGCACGTTTTTGGTGGCCACCAATGTTGCCGCCGTGCCGGGAACACCAAGCGGCGGCGGCACGGCGCAAACATTTAGCAGCTTTACCTCGACGAACAGCACGAGCTTTGTGCAAGTGGGTGCAGAGCAGACGGTTTCGACCGGCTCGGTGGGCACGCTCACCGCCACCGGCTCGCTCGGATTTTCGGCGGTTTTACCCGATAATCAATTCGCGCGGGCTGAGCTGAAATGGCAGTATCGCACGCCGGTGGGCAGCGGCACATGGACGGACTTTGGCCCCGGTATCCGCGAGAGCGGCGCGGCCTTTGGCGGGGTGTTCAACGATCCAGAGCAGGAGCCGGAGCCGTCTTACCCCGGCGCGATTTCCGCCAATCAGACCAGCACGGGGCCAGCGGCAAGCACCTCCTACGGGGTGCGGCTTGTCGCGCGCTCGCTCGATGCGCGCACTATCCAGATGTTTGGTAGCGCGACGGTGGCGGGCTCATGATCGCACTTCGCAACAGCGTGACCGGCGAGCTGGCGATTGTAGACAGCGCGGCCGGATATGACGCCGATTGGACCGTGGCGGCAGACCCTGCGCCCGCGCAGCCGTTCATGTGGGATGATGTGGCAGGCGAACTTGTGCCTGATCTGGCGGCGGCGCGGGCTACGCAGCGAGAGCTAATCAACGCCGCGCGCGATACGGCGCAGGACGGCGGGGCAGACACGCCGAGCGGGCGCTTTGATAGTGCGCCACGCAGCCGCGAGTTTTTGAACGGCGCAGTCACCAACGCGCTGCTGTCGCAACTGGCAGAGGTGGCGTTCTCAATCGACTGGACCCGCGCCGACAACACGCCGGTGACGATGAGCGCAGCGCAGACCATCGCCGCCGGGCAAGCCGTGGCGGGCTGGGTGGACGCGGTGCATCAGCGCGGCGTGGTGCTGAAAGCTCGCATCGATGCCGCCGAAACGCTGGCCGCCATCCGCGCTGTGGTGTGGACGTTGAGCGACCCTGACTGAGCCGATTTTCAACCAAGGAGAGTGATGATGATGGATCTGATTGCGATTGTTTTGGCGCTGGCTTTTGCCGTGTTCATTGGCTTTCAGCTGGCGCGCAAGAAGCCGCCGATTTCGGGCGAGGGCCGGTTGCCGGGCGGCGGGCGTGACGACAACGACGCGAACGGATGATCGGTGCGGGTTGGCGCTATGATTAATTGGCGAGGGGTGCAGCGGCGGCTGGGTGTGCCAGCCGATGGTGTGCCCGGCCCCATGACCTTTGCGGCGCTTCTGCGCGAGATGGGCGCGGGGCGGCTGGCTGTGCCGCTGGCGGCGGGGATGGCGCGCGAGCTGGGGATGGCGGGCATTCTTGAGACGCGGATGCGCCTTGTGCACTGGCTTGGCCAGAACGCGCATGAAAGCGCCGGCTTCACCCGGCTTGAGGAGAGCCTTAATTACACCAGCGCGGCGCGGATTAAGGCGGTTTGGCCCAGCCGATTCCGCAATATTTCGAAAGCGCAGGCGCTGGTGCGCAACCCTGAGATGTTGGCCGAGGAGGTTTATGGGCGGCGGATGGGCAACATCGTGCCCGGCTGGGGCTGGCATTATCGAGGGCGCGGGCTGAAGATGATCACGTTTGCTAATAATTATCGATGGATGCAGCAGATCACTGGCCTGCCGGTATTTGAGCAGCCGGACTTGGCGGCGCGGCCTGATGTGGCTGTGCAACTATCGGCGCGCTATTGGCGGCATGTGGGCTGCTCTGAATGGGCGGACCGAGACGATGTGCGCGCGCTATCGAACCTGATTAACCGGGGCAATGCGCGCGCGCGGCAAAGCCCCATCGGGCTGGCGGACAGGGCGCGGCGGACCGAACAGGCCCGCGCGCTGATCGGAGTTTGAAGATGAGCGGTGCGCGGCGGCTTTTGGTGGGCCTGACGACGGCCAAGGACGGCAAGACGCCGAACGTGATCAGGATTTGGGGGCTGTGCTTCGCTGTGCTTGATCTGGCGATGAGCGCCAGCTTTTTGGCGCTGGTTTGGATGGCGGCTGCGGGCGGTGTTTCGATGGGCTTTGACTTGATGGGCGCGGCGCAAGGGTTTGCGCTTTTGATGGCGGCGCAATGGGGCGGGCTTGCCGCCTTTGCCGCGGCGCTGCGCTGGCAGGTCGGCGCGACGGCGGGCAATGACTGGCCACACTTGGGCAGTGGCGGCTATTCGATGCCCATGGACTTTG